TCAGATTGCTATGTTGTTTACGCCTTACCAAGAACAGGTTGTGCAGGTTGTCCATTTGGAAGAGATTTTGAGAATGAACTTGAAGTTATTCAAAAATATGAACCAAAACTTTATAAGGCTGTTAATAATATTTTTGGAGATTCTTACGAATATACAAGGAAGTATCGTGAATTTGTAAAGAAAATGAATAAAAAGTAGAGAATAACAAATTGAGAGGTCACGAAAGCCTTGAAAAATAAGGATTTTAAAACCTCAAAAGTCGAAGGAAATTTTTCTTTCTTTTGGGCAGATTGGAGGTGTAAGTGATGTGTAAATTTTGTGAAGAGCGACAAAAGATTAGCTGGGAAAGTAATAGAGATATTTGTCAAATAGGAAATTTTTCTATTGACAGACATTATTATAATAACACATTATTTGCTGATAGTTCAGGTGGTGAATATGCATCGGCAATGTTAAAAATAAAATTTTGTCCGTTATGTGGTAAAAATTTAGAGGAATAACGATATGAAGGGAAATATAGAGGTTGCGACATAGAGTAGAACGAGGTGATTGATATTTCAGAGTTACATGATACTTTTGAAAAAATAAGTGATGCTACAAAAGTCTTAATAGTTGGTAAACAGATAGATGCCATAGGAAAAATGATAAGTGCAATGGCAGAAGCTCAAATACAAAATGAACTTGAACAAAAATATAAAGACTTAGGCATACAGGTACAAGAAGATCCAGTTACAAAGCTTCTTGAAACAATTAATGAAATGCATTTTGGTGATAATTTTCCTATTGAATGCCTTGAACCTCCAAAACAAGATATATCTACTCTTAAGAAGAGAATAAAGTATTGTAAGAATCCTATGGAGAAAAAGAAATTAGAGCAGGAATTAAATGCTTTATATAAGGAGCATAAAAGAAATAGGAGAACTGTATTATGAAGCTGATTAACAAATATGCAAATTCAAGATATTCAAAAATGAATGAATATTATTGTGGAATCACAACAGAATTGGACAAGCTTGCTGGACTTGATCCTAATGGACACTGGAAACATTATGTGCTTTGTGATTATGAGGATGGTTGTTTTCCTATCAGAATTCCAGGTGGAACACTTGGAAGTATTGAATATGACGAGAATAGTGTTATTACTAAAATTCATGTTTGTACTGATTATGTTGTAAAAACTTATCCTGATGATGTAAATGAACAGCTTCAGAAATTCGTTGGTCAGAAGATAGAAATGGGAGAATAACTATATGGCAGACAGACAAACCAAAACTATACAGTGGACAATAAATCTTCCAATGGACTTTCCTTCGGATTGGGATGATGACATGATTGAATTTCATCTTAATGAATCAAGCTGGTGTTGTAGTAATCTCATTAGTAAACTTGAAAAATACGATGAGAAAAATGGCTGTATCTGTGGAATATGTGAAGCAAAAGTCGCTGATAAGATAGGAGAATAACATATGGGACAGTTAATTGATAAAACAGTATTACGAAAAGAATTATCTAAGCTGCCATCTGAAATGGGATTTGTAAGGAAGTCTGATGTGATGCAGATTCTTGGTAGTCAGAAATGTGCTTACAATATAAAAGAAGAGAAGAATAAAACTCTTGATGAAGTTCTAAAGGCTTGTGACATTGAATGTGGACTTTATAGTGGTGATGTTAAAAATCTTACAAGACATGTTTTGATGAGAGTATTAGATAGATTGAGAGAATAAATGTAAATAAAATAGAAAGGATATAGAGTATGTATACAGAGCAGAACAGAGGGTTTACTGTGATAACAAATTTTGGATGTAATTGCCATTGTAAATATTGTATTACAAAGCATCATCCAATTTTGCAAAATGCGGTAACTGATAAAAATAAAATAGATTGGGAGCATTTAGAGAAGTGTATTTCTGAATCAAATGCACCTACTGTTAATTTATCAGGTGGTGGAGATCCATTTTATGATTGGCAGAATAATATTGATTTTTACAATCATATGTATGAACTGGCTACAAAATATGGAAAGAAGCTAGATATACATACTCGTATTCTTCCTACAGATATGGATTTGATTAAAAAGTTTAGAAAGATTGCCTTAAGCATTGAGCCTTACGATACAAGAGCAATGGAACGATTGCAAGTCATATTACCTGAGATTGAGAAAACTACTAAGTTGAGAGTTATTAATGTACTAAATGAAAGAATGACTACAGAAGATTGTCTTGATTATATAAACAAGATGCACAATATTGGTGTTAAGCAGATTACGTTTAGACAGATGTTTGGTAATAAAAATGCATATCAGAACTTCTTAAATATCAAAAACACCATCAATATTCCAGGTGTTATGTTCCTACCAGATGGTGAATATCATCATTACTATTTCACAACCAATAACAAGCTTTATCCATATTTCTTTGGTTATACAGAGAATGATAGAAAGGTGTGGATGAAGAAATATGAAGAAATTGAACAATATTGTGGTTGATCCATATCTTAA